GGGTGCGCTCTTGAGCGATTCCGGACATTCCCGGCGGCGGCGTTGATTCCCCCCAAGCCCGTCCCGCTCTCGCTCGTCCTCGACGGCGTCCCGCCGTCCATGCGCGGCGAGCGGCGCTGGGTCACGTGGCGCTACGTCTGGCGAGAGGGCGAGGGCGGCAAGCCGGGCAAGTGGGACAAGCCGCCGTTCGTCGCCGGCGAGGAGCGCGGCGCGGACTCCACCGACCCGTCCACGTGGCGCACGTTCGAGGAGGCGGTCGCCGCCTACTCGCGCGGCTTCGCCGACGGCGTGGGTTTCGTGCTCGGCGACGGGTGGGTCGGGTTCGACTCCGACGAGGGCGCGGGCCACGCCGCGGCGCTGGACACGTACACGGAGACGTCCCCGAGCGGGCGCGGGGTGCACGCGATCGCCAGGGGCCGCAAGCCGGGCGGCCGCTGCCGCGTCGGGCCGTACGAGCTGTACGACCGCGGCCGCTACCTCACGGTCACCGGGCGCCGGACGGAGGGCTCGCGCGAGGAAGTCGAGGAGCGCACGGCGCAGGTCGCGGCGCTGTACGCCACCCTGTTCCCGGACGACGAGAGGACCCCGCTCCCCGCCGTCCCGCCGCCGCGGGCGGCGGCCCCGGACGACGGCCAAGTCCTCGCGCTCGCGCGCGCGGCCAAGAACGGCAGGAAGTTCGCCGCCCTCTGGGCCGGCGACGCGTCCGGGCACGGCTCCCATTCGGAGGCCGACGGCGCGCTCGCCATGATCCTGGCGTACTGGTGCAACCGCGACCCGTTCCAGGTCGACCGCCTGTTTCGCCAGTCCGGGCTGATGCGGGAAAAGTGGGACGAGCGTCGCGGCGAACTGACGTACGGCCAAATCACGGTCAAGTCGGCGTGCGAGAACGTCGCCGAGACGCACGTGCCGGCGTTCGAGCTCAACGACGTCGGCAACGCCGAGTTCTTCGCCGCGTACTACGCGCGGCAGGTGTCGTACGACGCGCGGCGGGCGCGGTGGCTCATCGTCGAGAACGACTCCGGCCTGTGGCTCCCGGACCCGCTCGACAGGCTCAGGGGCTACATGGCCGTCGCGATGCGCGCCCGCCGCCTCGAGGCCGACGCCGTCGAGGACGCGGGCGCCCGCGAGGCGGCCTGGAAGTGGGCGCAGGGGAGCCTGTCGACGGCGCGGCTCAACAACCTCACGAGGGAAGCCAGGACGCAGCCGGCGATCGCCAACGACTGCGAAAAGGAACCGTGGGACGCCGATCCCGCCATCCTGGGCGTGCCCGGCGGCGTCGTCGACCTGCGAACCGGGACGCGCAGGAAGGCCGAGCCGCGCGAGCGCGTCACGATGCGGGCCGGCGCCGAGTGGGATCCGGACGCGCGGTCGCCGCTCTGGGAACGCGCGCTGCTGGACATCGCCGACGGCGACCGGGATTGGGTCGCGTACGTGCAGCGCCTCGGCGGCTACACGGCGACCGGCGACGTGAGCCAGGACAAGTGGTTCATCAAGCACGGCGCCCGCGGACGAGAGGGAAAGGGCACCATCGACGGCGCGTGGACCGGCGCGCTCGGCGACTACGCCCTCGAGCTGCCGTCGGCGGTATTCGAGCTCAGGCCGCGGGGGAACCCCGACTTCGACCTGTCCTACCTCCCGCGCAAGCGGTTCGTCCTGTCCAGCGAAACCGGCAACACCATCCACCTCCACCACGACCGCATCAAGCACATGACGGGCGGCGGGCGCATGCGCGTCGCCAACAAGAACGAGAAGTCGTACGAGTTCGAGCCGAGCTGCAAGCTCTGGCTGGCGTGCAACGATCTGCCCACGGTGACGGACGACAGCGCCGCGTTCTGGGCGCGCGTCCTGGTCGTGCCGTTCAGGCGGTCGTTCCTCGGCAAGGAGGACGCCGCGCTCCGGCCGACGCTGCAGAACGACCCCGCGCACCGCCGCGCGGTGCTCGCCTGGCTCGTCAAGGGCGCGATCGACTACTTCAGGGAAGGGCTCGGGGATCCGCCGAAGGCGGTGCGCGAGGCCACGGAATCGTTCCGCGACGTCGCGTGGCCGCTCACGCCGTTCGTGCGCGAGGACTGCGTCGCGGGCCCGGGTGCCCACGCGTCGGTCGGCGACTTCAACCTCGCCTACCAGCGCCACTGCGAGCGGCAGGGCGTCCCCGTCGGCAAGCGCCTCGGCTGGAAGCGCGTGCTCGCGCTCATGGAAGCCCGCCACCCGACGTACGCGACGGACGAAACGGTCGACGGGCGCCGCATTAGGGAAAAGCACTACGACGGCATCGGGCTCCGGGAACCCGTGCGCCGGCCGGAAGACTTCTAGGCCGACGACGGCGACGTCGGCCATTTCCGGACCCGAAAAATGGGCGACATGGGCGACTCGCCTCGGCAGTAAGTCGTGAAACTTTTCACGAAGTTGCCGGAACGCTGAGCGTTTTCGTCGACGTCAGTCATTGTCGGTCATGTCGGTCATTTACGACTTTATTCCCTATAGAAATCTTACCTATACGCGGGGTTGAAAATGACTGACATGACTGACATGGCTGACGGGAAAAAATATTTCCTGAAAGATTATTTTTTCCGTCCAGGAATCTCCCGTTCGTGGCACAATTGTGCACGGGCCGGTTCGAGGCGCTAACATTCGCTAACGCTAACATTTTGTTAGCGGAGAATTCCGCGCGGGCGCTGATTTTATGCCAACTGACGACGCGATCGAAGGATCCGGCGATATAAAAACCGTTCGAAAACACGGCTGGACGCAGGCGGGCCCGGGCCGCCCGAAGGGCAGGCAGAACAACCGCACGCTGCAGCAGAAGGAGTTCGCCGACCGCGTCCTCGGCGCGCAGGGATCGCCCGAGTTCGACGAGTTCGTCGCGTCCGTGCGCCAGCAGCTGATCGCGGGAAGCCTTCCGCCGGCCATCACGACGCTCCTCCTGCACTACGCGTACGGCAAGCCGAAGGAGATCGTCGAGGTCGAGGGCGGGCCGATCGAGATGATCAAGATCGTCCGCGTCGTCGTCGACCCGGCGGCGATGAACGGCGACGAAACGGCGACAGAAACCCGGGACGAGATCTTTCACTGACGCAGAACGGAAGGGACGCCCGATACGCCCGCCGAGACGCTGGAACTCGAAATACGGACGGCGCGGGCCTACCTGCCCCTGCTCGCGCCCCGAAAGCGCTACCGCGGCGCGCGTGGCGGCCGCGGCTCCGCGAAAAGCTGGTTCTTCGCCGAGCTGATCGTCGACCGCTTCATCGAGAACCTCAAGACGCGTGCCGTCTGCGTGCGCGAGTTTCAGAAATCCCTCGAGATGTCCGCCAAGCGGCTGATCGAGGACACGATCCAGCGCCTGGGCATCGGGCACCTCTTTCGCATCCTCAACACGCACATCGAGACGCACCAGGGCGGCGTGATCCTCTTCCAGGGCATGGCGACGCACACGGCCGAGTCGATCAAATCGTTAGAAGGGTTCTCGCTGGCGTGGATTGAAGAGGCGCAGTCCCTCTCGCAGCGCTCATTGGACCTCTTGCGTCCCACCATTCGCGAGGAAGGCTCGGAGATCTTCGCCAGCTGGAACCCTCGCTTCGCCACCGACCCGATCGACCGGCTGCTCTGGGGCGGCGACGCGCCACGGGACATCGCGGTCGTGCACACGACGTACCGCGACAATCCGTTTTTTCCCGACGTGCTGCGCCGGGAGATGGAGTGGGACCGGGCGCGCGACCCTGAGAAGTACGCGCACGTGTGGCTGGGCGAGTACGAGCGGCACTCGGAGGCGCGCGTCTTCAAGAACTGGACGATCGACGAGTTCGACGCGACTGAAGGCGCGACGTTCTACTATGGCGCGGACTGGGGGTTCTCCATTGATCCAAGTGTATTGGTCCGTTGTTACGTCAACGGCCGCACCCTCTATATTGATCACGAAGCCTATCGTGTTGGTGTCGAGGTTGACTATCTTGGCCAGTTGTTCGATCGCGTCCCCGGCGCGCGCGACTGGCCGATCACGGCCGACTCTGCGCGGCCGGAGACGATCTCCTACCTGCAGCGCAACGGCTTCCCGAAGATGGAAGCGGCGAAGAAGGGCAAGGACAGCGTCAAGGAAGGCGTCATCTTCCTGCAAAACTACGACATCGTCGTGCACCCGCGCTGCGTGCACACGATCGACGAGCTGACGATGTACTCGTTCAAGACCGACAAGACGACCGGCATGGTCACGCCGCTGCTCGAGGACAAGAAGAACCACGTGATCGACTCGCTGCGCTACGCGGTCGAGAAGCTGCGGCAGCCGCCGGTGGCGACATGGGTGAGCTGGTGAGGCACGGTGATCGCCATTTCGCCGGTGGTCAAATGCACCCAGCGTCGATGCGAGTGAGTGAACTTCCCGTTAAGAATCCCGTCTGCGTGCACGAGTGGCAACTGTTGTCGAATCAGTTCGCGTTCGAGTGTAAGCATTGTGGGTATGTAGTCACGATGCGCGAGTTGCACCAGCCGCATGAGGGCGAGTTGAATGGCTGAAACCTTCGAAACCGACGCCCAACTCCGCGCCCTCGACACGGCCATCCTGCTCGACCGCCTGCAGTTCATGCGGCAGGCAGGTATAACTTTTGGGGGCGCGCGCGACACGTACGAGCTGTTCGGCTACGACCGCGTCATCACCGCCAAGCAGTACCGCGACACGTACGCGCGCGGCGGCATCGCGAAGCGCATCGTCGAGGCGTACCCCAAGGCCACGTGGCGCGGCGGCGTGGAACTCTTCGAAGATGAGGACCCGGAAGTCATCACGGCGTTCGAGCAGGCGTGGAAGGACCTCGTCGCCAAGACGCACGTCTGGCAGCGCTTCCAGCAGGCCGATATCCTGGCGGGCCTCTCGACCTACAGCGTGATGCTCATCGGCGGCCCTGGCAAGGACCTGAGTACCGAGCTGCCCAAGGGCAGGCCAGGGCAGGTGCTCTACGTGGCGCCGTTCGCGGGCGGTGGTGGGCCAGGACCGAATCGCCAAGTCAGCGGCGACAGCAACTACGTCGACGCCAGCATCTGGACGTTCGACACCGACACGAGCAGCGAGCGCTTCGGCCTGCCGTTGATGTACCAGCTGCGGCGAACCGACTTCACGAGCCCGCAGCTCCAGCAGCCCGTGCACTGGAGCCGCATCATCCACGTCGCCGAAGGGACGCTCGACAACGACGTGTACGGCCAGCCGACCCTCGAGAACGTCTGGAACCTGCTCTCGGACCTGGAGAAGGTCACGGGCGGCGGCGCGGAGGCGTTCTGGCTGCGGGCGAACGCCGGCCTCCAGGTCGACATCGACAAGGACATGGCGCTGCCGCCGGACCCGGCCGAGCTGGCGAAGCTCAAGGACGACGTCGAGGCGTACAAGCACAACATCACGCGCATCCTCCGCACGCGCGGCGTCAACGTCAACCAGCTCGGCTCCGACGTCGCGAACTTCGCCCTGCCCGCCGACGCCATCATCAAGCAGATCGCCGGGAGCAAGGGTATCCCGATGCGCATCCTGACAGGCTCGGAGATGGGCCAGCTGGCCTCGGGCCAGGACGCCGACAACTGGATCACGGCCGTCATGGACCGGCGCACGGGCTACGCCGGACCGAGCATCGTGCGGCGCTTCGTCGACCGGCTGGTCGAGTACGGCTACCTCCCGACGCCGAAGCAGTACGAGGTGGGGTGGCCGGTCGAGGGCGACCTGACGGAGCTCGAGCGCGCGCAGGGCGCGCAGCAGATGGCGCAGGTCAACCAGACGGCCGGCTACATCATCTTTACCGGCGACGAGATCCGCGACAAGTGGTACGACATGCCGCCGCTCGAGCCCATCGAGAACGAGCAGTGGCGCGCGGACCTCGCCGCGAAGATGGCGCTGACGAACAAGAACGAGGGCGCCGTCATTTTCACGAACGACGAGATTCGCAAGCTGGCCTACGGCTGGGCGCCGCTGACGCCAGAGCAGAAGGTCCCGCTCACGGCGCCCGAGCGCGTGACGGCCACGGCGCCGACGCCGAGCGTGGATGCGGAAGGCAACCCGCAGCCGCCGAAGCCGCAGGTGGACCTGTACACGGGCCTGCCGAAGGCGCCTGCGCCGGTGCCGGTCATCAACGCGCCGCCGAAGCCCGCCGCCGTGCCGAAGGCGGCCGAGGACCACGACGAGATGCTCGCCGTGCTGGCGGAGGCGATCGCGGCGAAGAACATCGAGGTCATCGACCGCATCCTTGGGATCACGCACGAGGAGCCGACATAAATGGGTACCGCACAAGCGTCGGCGTTCCTCGAGAACATGATCATCGACTGGATCTTCCGCACGCGCACGCCCGCGAAGCCGACGGCCCTCTACGTCGCCCTGTTCACGTCGGCGCCCACCGAGTCGGGCGGCGGCGTCGAGGTGAGCGGCGGCAGCTACGCGCGCGTGAACCTGGCGCCGCTGGACGCCAACTGGCGCGCGACGCAGGGCGGCAACAGCGGCAACAGCACTGGCACGAGCGGCCTGACGGCGAACGCCTCCATCATCACGTTCCCGGCGCCGACGGCCAACTGGGGCCCGGTGACGCACTTCGCCCTCTTCGATGCCATCACGTCGGGCAACATGCTGGTCTGGGACGCGCTCACCAGCCCGCGCACCATCAACAACGGGGACCCGGCGCCGTCGTTCGCCGTGGACGGCCTGCAGGTGAGCATCGACTAGATGGCCTTCACCGACTCCTTCGATCGTTCGACGGGACTTGGCTCCAACTGGGAGACGGTCTCGGGCCTCGCCTGGTACATCGAGGCCACCAACCAGTGGATGAAGCCGAAGTCCACCAACCTGAAGACGGCCGTGCGCGTCGTCGGGTCATTTCCGAACGACCATTACGCCGAGGTCTGGGTCGACATCCCGCTTGACACCGTCCCGCCGAGCCACACGCGTTCGCTCTGCGGGCCAGCCGTGCGCGTCGGCGCGACCGGCGACTGCTACTACGTGCAGTTCAACATCGCGGGCCTGGGCCTCTATCGCCGCCAGGGCTCGGTCGACACCTTCCTCGGCGACTGGGCCGGCACGCAGCCGAGCGACACGTTCGTCAAGGTCAAGTTGGAGGTCATCGGCACGACGCTCACCGTCTACGTCGGCGGCACGCTGCGGCTGACGCGCACCGACGCGACGCTGACGAGCGGCAACCCGGGCTGCGCCGGGCTGACGGGTGAGACGGCGCTGATGCCGTTCTTCAACGACTTCGCCAGCACGGACCCTGGCGGCGCGGTCGTCGGCGCGGGGCTGGCGATCGGCGGCGCGGTCGTGCTCGGCGTCAGCCAGTCGGTGTACGTCGGCGTGGGGTCGGCGGTCGGGTCCGCTGCCGCGCAGTTCCAGAGCAACCAGCCGTTCACGGACAACTTCAACCGCTCGACGGGCCTTGGCCCCAACTGGGCGACGGTCGAGGGGAACTTCAACTGGGACATCATCGCCGACACGGTGCTGAAGCCGGTGTCGGTGTTCCGGCACACGGGCGTCCGCTGCGTCATCGGCGCGTTCCCGGACGACCAGTTCTCGGAGTTCTGGACCGAGGTCCCGACGATCGTCGGCAGCAACAAGTCGCTCGGCGGTCCCGCGGTGCGCGTCGGCCCCACGGGCGACTGCTATTACGTCCAGTTCGTCAAGACGGGCGTCGCGCTCTACCGGCGTCAGGCGGCGGTCGACAACTACGTCGGCGACGCCACGTTCACGAACCCCAACGACGTGATGACGAAGGTGCGGCTGGAGGCGATCGGCACGACGCTCAAGGTCTACGTCAGCGACGTGCTGAAGCTGACGAGGACGGATGCCAACATCACGTCGGGGAACCCCGGCGCGCACAGCCTGACGGGTGAGACGGCATACATCCCGCGCTACGACGACTTCTCGTGTACGCCCTCCGTCGCGTCTGGCATTGGCGTCGGGTCGGCGGTCGGCGCGGCCATCGTCACGGGCTTCAGTTCGTCGTCGGTCGGCGGTGGCGTCGGGCAGAAGGCGGAGATTTCTGAGCGCCGCCGGAGGGCGAACTAGTGGCCATCCGCACGGTCGGTCCCATTCGCGACTACACGACGGTGCAGGCGGCGATCAACGCGGCCGCTGGCGGCGACATCATTCAGTGCGACGCCGGGCGGCTGTTCTCGGAGTGGCTGACGCTGCCGAACAAGGGCGTACTGACGCAGGACATCCTCATCACGACGAGCGCGACGCCCGCGCAGCTCCCTCCGGCGGGCGTGCGAACGGACCCGTCGTACGCGGCCTTCATGCCGACGATCCAATCTCCGGGGTCGGGCCTGACGACGGTGCAGGTGGCACCGGGCGCGAATCACTATAAGTTCCAGCACGTGCACTTCCCCGAAGTGCCTGGCGGCTTCAACGCCATCATCAGCATCGGGAAGGCCGGACTGCCGCAGGAGTTCTACGCCGACGAGCCACATCACATCACCGTCGACCAGTGCTACATCCACGGCGGCATCGTCTGCGGGCAGAAGCTCGGCGTGCAATGCAATGGGCGCTACATCTGGGTCACGAACAACTACTTCAACGACATCAAGAGCGTGGGCCAAGACTGCGGCAGCATCACGGGCCTGAACGGGCACGGGCCGTTGGTGGTGATCAACAATCGCCTCTGCGGCGGCACCGAGCCGTTCATCTTGGGTGGCGGCGACCCGTCGGTGCGCACGTTCATGACCATCACGGGTGGCGCATCCTCGACGGGCGCCAACGTGACGTGCTTCGATCCAGGCCACACGCTGTCGGAGCTGCTCATCGGGCAGGGCATCAGCGTGTCGGTGGCGGGCGTCTACACGTTTGCGACCATCGCCACCATCACCGGCACAGGCGCCAGCGGCTCGATCACGTTCTCGTCGGTCGGCGGGACGCCGGACGCCGCGTCGCTCATCAAGACGGGCGTCATACTGGGGATGGAGGGACCGGGCTTCGGCCTCACCTTCCAGCGGAACTGGGTGCTGAACGACCCCTCGTGGGCGAACGGTGTACTGCAGCCGGTGTCTGGCGTCGTCGCGACGCCGCAGACGGGCCTCGGCGGGACGCTGCCAGCCCAGACGCACTACTACACGGTGCAGGGGTTCAGCACGGGCGGCTACCAGGGCCTCACCGTCAGCGGCGCGGAGTCGGTCCAGGTGGCCGCCATCCTCACCGCGACCGGGCGCGTGTCATTGTCGTGGACCGCCATCCCCGGCGCGACGAGCTACCGCATCTGGCACGCCGACATTTCCGGCACGCGGAACAAGTACGCCACGTCGACGAGCAACAGCTACATCGACGACGGCACGGCGATGACGGCCGCGACGCCGGGCGGGGCGACGTTCCACCAGATCAAGAACATCTTCGAATTGAAAGCGGTGCAGAACGCCCAGATCGACTCGAACATCTTCGAGTACGCGTGGCGCGGCAACGGCAACGGGTGGGCGCTCTGGTTCAAGTCGGTCAACCAGAACGGCGACGCGCCGTACCTTCAGACGAAGAACATCGTCTTCGAGAAGAACATCGTCCGGCACTGCTACGGCTTCATGGAGGTGCACGGGCGTGAGCGCGGGTCATCGGCGTATCCGTGGGCGGCACCGGTGACAAACCTGATGATACGCAACAACCTGCTGTACGACTCCGGTGGCGTGTGGGCGCAGGGCGGGTCGCAGTACGACATGAACTGCCTCGAAGGCATCACCAACATGACCATCGACCACAACACGCTGATCCACGTCGGCAGTGGCAGCATGGTCGTGGACGCGACGCAGCTGACGCCGATGCTCGGGTTGGTCATCACCAACAACATGATGCGGAAGGAGAGCTTCGGCATCAAGTCGGGCGGCTTCGCCTCTGGCACGGCCTCCCTGAACGCGGTGACCTCGGGCGGCTATACGTTCGACCACAACGCGATCGCGGACTCGAACAGCGGCATCGACGGTGCAGGGAACTTTTACGAATCGGCGGCACTGTGGCAGGCGGAGTTCGTCAACTACGTCTTCGACGGTAGTGCAGGGGCGGACTTCCACATCAAGCCAGGGAGTGCGTATCACAACGCGGGGCTGGACGGCAAGGACATCGGCTGCGACGTCGACCTCGTACTGGCGGCGACGGCGAACGTGACGACGTCCGGCTCCGGCGGCAGCCAGTTCGCGGCGCAGGCGGGCATGCTCGTCGCGGCGTCTGGCACGCTCGCGGCCCTGCCGCCCGCCGTCGACCAGCGCGTGCAGTTGGCACATCCCGGGAACCGCGTGTATGCGCGATAGGACCCTATCATGGATTTGAGAGAAGGCACAGTCGTCACCATCACGCTCGGCCCGTTCCTCGACAAGGCCGACGCCCTCACGCCGCTGACGGCCATCACGCCCGCCATCAAGGTCGCCAAGAACGGCGGCACGATGGGCGCGCGGAGCAGCGCGGTGGCCGTGACGCACGACGCCGACGGGTACTACAAGGTGGGGCTGGACGCGACCGACACCGGCACGCGCGGCGTGCTGAAGGTGATGTCGACGGCGGCGGCGACCTTCTTCCCCGTGTGGCAGGACTACAACGTGCTGTCGGCGGCGGCGTACGACGAGAAGTACCTGGCGGCGTTCGCACTGCAGTCTGCCGCAGGCAGCACGGCGACGCTCGACGCGAGTGCGAGCGCGGTCGACGACTACTACAAGGACATGTTCCTGGTGATCACAAGCGGCACCGGGTCGGGACAGACGCGGCGCATCATCGGCTACGTGGGCAGCACGAAGGTGGCGACGGTCGACCGGGCTTGGGGCACGAACCCGACGACCGGCAGCACGTTCCGCCTCGTGGCGAACGGCTCCATCGTCACGACGCAGGCCGAGCGCGACCTCGTGGCGACGGCCCTGCTCGACCTCGCCAACAGCATCGAGACCGGGCTGACGTTCCGGCAGGCGCAGCGGCTGGCGTCGGCGGTGCTGAACGGGAAGCTGAGCGGCGCGACGAACGGCCCCGGGACGGTGGTCTTCCGCAACGCGGTGGCGGACAGCAAGAACAGGGTGACGGCCATTCAGGACATCTACGGCAACAGGACGACCGTCACGAGCGACGCGACATGAACATGTTCACGGTGATCGACCTCATCTTGGGTGCGATCAACAAACGATTCGACGACATGAGTGTGCAATTAACGCAGCTTTCACAGCAGGTGACAACCATGGATGCAGCCACGCAAGCAGCACTCGACGCCCTCAGCGCGGAAGTCGCGCGCGAGACCACGATCGAAGCGTCGGTCAAGACGCTCCTTGAGGGCCTCGCAGCCCAGATCGAGGCGCTGAAGAACACGCAGACGGACCCGGCGGTCATCGCCGCGATTCAGGCGGCGGCGGACCTGGTGAAGGCGAACAACGACAAGTTCGCGGCCGACGTGACCGCCAACACCCCTACGTAGCCGTGGTCAACGTTCCAGGGTGGCCGCCGCAGCACGGGTCGTCCACCTCGCTGCGGTTCATCGGGTGGGCGTGGAGGATGCGGTGGTGAAGGCAGAGCAGGTCGGGCCCGACATCGTGATGCAGATGCAGTTCGCGCAGGCTATGTTGAAAATGTCTCCGTCGGATGGCATCGGCGTGGCACTGTCCTATTTGCTCTTGATGTCGGAGCTCGAACCAGCGAGGGTCCGCGCGATCTTGAATGAGAAAGTCGTTCGCGAAGGGTTCGTCGGCGTTTCGATGATCGAGACGCTGAACAGGATTTGCAGGTAACCAAATGGCCAAAAGTACTGCCTACGCGAACAGCTTGCTGCTGCTGATGTTCAACATGACGGCCTTCGCCACCATGGCGAAGAAGACGTCTGACGTTTCGGGCGTCACGGACGTCGCCAGCATCTTTGCCAGTTTGCACACGGCTGACCCCGGCACGACCGGGGACCAGACGACGAGCGAGATGACCGTCGGCGCATACAACACGTACGCGCGCGTGGCGGTCGTGCGTTCGGCCAGCGGGTGGACAATCACCAGCAACTCGTGCAGCCCGCTCGCCCAGGTTACGTTCCCCGCTGGCGTCAGCGGATCGGGTGCGTCGGCCGGGTGGTTTGGCCTTGGTACGTTGACGTCAGGCGCTGGCGTGCGCATGTACTCTGGTACGATCACGCCGCCCATCGCGTGCGGCGCGGGCGTCACGCCGGGGCTGTCGACGGCCTCGACCATCGTGGAGACGTAGCATGGCAGTCGTGACCGGACACGCCATCGCCGCGCAGTCGCAGTACGACCTCGTCGTGCCGGGCGCGTCCATTCGCCTGCAGAAGGCGATGGAAGAGGCAGTGCTGACCGCGAACCGCGAGGGCATCGCGAACGAAGAGCAGAACTCGCCCATCATCAAGCGGCGCATGATGCTGGCGCATCAGAAGGAGCTGCGCGCGATCATGGTCGAGGCGCACGTGAAGCAGCGGCAGGAAGCCTTGTGGGCACTCGAAGCGAGGGTCAGCGAGCTGCTCGCGCAGCACATGGCCCTCGTCGTCGGCGCCGAGCAGGCGCACATTCAGGAACTGGCGGCCCTCGACACGAACATCGAGGAACTCACGTGACGACGTTCCCGCTTGCCCCCGAGGCCGGTGCACACCTGCTGGCGCAGGTACTGCGGACGCGGCTCCGTGCGGCCAAGCAGTACCGTCCCGAGACGTTGGTCCACGCGGCGGCCGACAAGCACCTGAAGAAGATCAGCGTCGCCGTCCGTTACGCCTTCGCCGCCGGTCGTCGAGCCCTTGGGCACGCTGGGCACCCGAACGTGGACGCGGCGGCGAATACCGTGCGGCTCGAGCTGATGCACGTGCTGCGGCAGCCGCTGCTGGATACGCTGGCGGCGGGCGGGAACGCGGCGCTGAAGATGCTGCCGCAGGCGAGGGCGGCAGAAGAGCGAGCCCTCGCCGACGCCAAGTTCACGATGCGCTTCGACGTCTCTGATCCCGAAGCCATCGCCTGGGCCAACGAGCACGCGGCGGAGCTCGCCCACGGCATCAGCGACACGACGCGGCAGCGCATCGCGAAGGCCGTCGCCGATGCGCTCGCGGGGGACGGCATCGAGGCGGCGTACAGCGAGATCGAGGACGCGGTCGGCGACGCGGACCGCGCGGAGATGATCGCCCGCACCGAGACGATGACGGCCGCGAACGAGGGTCAGCGCCAGGGCTGGGACCAGGCGGTCGAAAGCGGCCTGTTGACGGGCGACGAGAAGAAGGAATGGATCGCCACGGGCGACGCGAACGTGTGCCCGCAGTGCGACGAGCTCGACGGCACGGTGGTCGGGTTGGACGAAGAGTATCCGAACGACGGCGGCGACGGGCCACCGGCGCATCCCGACTGCCGGTGCACGGAAGGGATTGTAGGGTGACGACGATGCGAAGCAACGTGTTCGCGCTCTCGTTCGTTGCGACGGTGCCGTACCTCATCGACAACGCGTTTCCGATCCTCAACTTCATCGGGATCATCCTCGTCCTCATCCTGTTTCAGTACATGCGTGCGGCGTGGGATGACATGAAGGCGGCGACGCTGGAGATGAAGAAGGCGCTCGACCTGATGAAAGCGGAGATTGCTTCCCGTACGACGCTCGCGGCACGCCTAGAACAGTACCTCACCCAACAGGCGCATGCGAACGAGGACGATGGACAACCTTGAGATTGCCAAGGCCGCCACGGCCATTCCGCTTACGGCGTTGCTCCTCCTCGTCCTCATCGGCGGGTACATGGGGTGGTGGATCTATGGGTCGCTGCACCGGGCGCAGATCCTGGAGAAGGACAAGCAGATCATCGACGAGACGGCCCGAGCCGACAAGTGGGAAGGACGGTTTCTGGAGTTGAACGCGAAGTTGGACAGTCTCCGGCGGGTGACGAACGCCATCGGCAACGCCGTCGACGGTACGGCGACCGTCGCGGCCGACAAGCTGGCCAACGTCGAGCAGACGCTGGAAACGGTGCGCGCCGAGCTGACCGAGATCAAGTCGCGCGGCCAGCAGCGGCGGCAGGGAGAATAACATGACGTTCATCGTCAGCTTATTGATTTGGATCCTGTTCTTCGTCCTCGTCGTGGTGCTCGTCAAGTGGGTGCTCGGCGAGGTCGGCGCCCCGGCCAACGTGCAGAAGATCGTGCTGTTGATCCTGGCGCTGCTCTTTGTGCTGTGGCTGTTTCAGGGCGCGATGATCATGCTGCCGATGCCCGTGAGGAGATTCTAATGCTTGAACCGAGCGGTCGTCACCTCCACCTCCTTCGCGCCACCGGCCAGCCGCGCAACGACATCATCGACGGCCGGACGCACCTCATCGTCCCGTGCGTCGCCCTCATGGAGGCCGTCATCCACGCGGTGAACAGCGACATCCCCGAGATGGTGCCGCTCGACACGCTGAAGGCGGCGGCGAAGAGCTGGGACGGCAAGCCGGTCCTGCTGGGCCATCCCATCCAGGACGGCAGGCAGATCCCCGCGGCGACGGCGGGCGTCTTCGCCAAGCACGGCCTCGGGACGATCCGCAACCCGCGCGTCAGCGGGACGAAGCTGCTGATGGACGCGTGCCTGGACCCGAAGCTGGTGGAGAAGGTCGGCGGCTTGGCGTTCCTGAAGAGCATTCAGGACGGCACCGACCACATCGAGGTCAGCGTCGGGGCGTACGTCCACGCGGAGGACGGCGAGGGCGAGTTCGGCGGCAAGCAGTACAAGGCTACGTGGCGCGGGACGACCGGCGACCACCTGGCGCTGCTGCCGGGCAAGCGCGGCGCCTGCAGCGTCGAGGCCGGGTGCGGCACGCACCGCGCGGCGCAACGGTTTGTGGCGGCAGAGGAGTTTCGCATGGCGACAGATGAAGAAATGGCGACACTGGCCCAAGCTTCCGGCATGATGGAGTGCCCCACCTGCGATGGTGAAGGAACATTCAAGGGCAACCCGTGTCCCACCTGCGACGGCGAGGGCGAGATTCCGATGAGCGAGAATCCGCGCATGAACCGCGACATCAGCCAGAAGATGCGCGACGAGATGAGCGGCTCGGACTTCGCCGGCAAGGGCGACTCGTTCCCGATCAAGGTGCCTGGCGACGTGCAGGCTGCCGCGCGGTCCATCGGCAGGGCGGGCGCGGACAACTACTCGACGGATCAGCTGAAGGCCAACATCATCAAGATCGCCCGTCGCAAGGGCCCGTCGTTCGTCGCGCAGCTGCCGGAGGCGTGGCAGAAGGACCTGAAGGCGGCCGAGGAGTTGGTCGGACTCCTCGGCAAGCGGAACTCCGCCAAGGACGTCGAGATCATCCAGAACGTGCACGACCACGCTGTCAGCCTCGGCGCTCGCTGCGACATGCAGAACATGAAGATGGCCGAGGCCAAGCCCGTCTACCTCTCGGCGAGCCTCATCGAGGACTCGCTCAACGAGCGGATGGACGACGTGCGTGAAGCCGTGCAGGCCGCGTATCCTGCGAACGTCGGGCAGATGGCCGCAAGCATGCCAGCGCCTTCCTATACCTACGTCGTGGCCGTCTACGACGACCACGTGATCATCAACACGGACGGCACGCTGTACTCCGTCGATTATACAGTCGGCAAGGACGGCGAGGTCGTACTCAGCGACAAGCAGACGGAGGTCAAGCAAGCGTACGTGGCCGCGAGCGCCGTGGAAGACAAGCCGACGACCATCGTCCTCGAAGGCGGCAAGTGGACGATCAAGAGCAAGGACCAACTGCGGCGCCTCGGCAGCCACGACACGAAGCAAGAAGCGGAAGAACACGAGCAAGCCATCGCGCGAAGCCTCGCGCGACTACGGGCCGAGCCACCGACGTGCTCGTGCCAGAAACACTAAGTTCACAGTAAAGGAGACAGAGCTATGGCCACCCCAGACAAGACGGCTCGTGCAGAACTCATCGCGGCGCTGGTGACGGATCGGTTCAGCGGCTTCAAGGACGGCGACGAGCCGTTGCTCGAGGCCTGCTCGGACTCGCGGCTCGAGGACTTCCGCACGGCGTCGGAAGCCCGCAAGGCGGAGGTCGGGTCGCACGCGCGGCTCGAGACCGAGCACCGCAACGTGTCGGCGCGGCTGAAGGTCGCCGAGGACCGCATCAAGGCCGGCGAGCAGACGCTGAGCGAGGAAGAGTTCATCGAGCGCGCGCCCGAGAACATCAAGCTCGTCCTTCAGGAGCACAAGGCGGCGGAAGACGCGTTCCGTGCGTCGATGATCTCGCAGCTGAAGGACTGCGGCGCGAACACCGAAGAAGAACTCAAGGCGAAGTCCACGGCGGACCTCAAGACGCTGTCGGCCTACGCGAGGATCGAGGTCCCGAACTTCAGCGGCAAAGGCGTCGCCGTCGAGCGCAGCGCCGAGGGCAAGACGAGCTACGCGCCGCCGAATTCGTACGCGGCGGGACTCAAGGCGTTGAAAGAGAAGAACCAGAAGGCGGCTCACTAAACCGACGGGTGACCGTCAAGGAGTAGCAGCATGTCAATCACGAGACTCGATCCAAACGTCATCTTTCTTGGAGGGGACCGCACGCAGATCAACGACGTCGCGTGCTCCATCGCCATCACGCCTGGGATGCTCGTCGAGCGGTTCAACAACGCGGGCATCACGCGCTGGAGGCCCGCCACGACCAACGGGCTGGCCGGCCCGGCCGCCGTTGCAACGGATCACGCGATGGCCAACAAGGGCGTCAACGACGTCTACAACATCAACGACCTGGTGGAGGTCTCGATCCTCCACAAGGGCGCGACGGCGTGGATGTTCCTGGCGTCCGGTTCCGGCAACGTCGTGTACGGGGACTTCCTCGGAGACAACGGCTCGTCCACGGCGGGGACGTTGAAGCTGTCGCCGACCGTGCCGCGGTTCGTCGCGCTCGAAGCGAAGAGCAACATCAATACGTTGACGAGAATCCGCGTCGAGGCCATCTAAGAGGCGTGAGCCTCGATAAGGAGAATGCGATGTCAAAGGAAATGAGATACCTGACGGAGCTTGACGCGAGCGGCAATTTCGGGAGGAAGAACAACCCGCTCGCTGGCGTCATCATGAAGGCGCTGCAGGAGTCTGGCGGATGGGACATCGAAGCCATGCGCCGGCCAGGGTTTCGACTGATGGAACAGGCGGCGGGCGAGATGGGAGCATTCCGCACCCTGGCTCCGTTGCAGGACAAGGCGCAGGTCGCCATCGACAACGCGGTCGTAGAAGTCGGGCTGCAGCGCCTGACGTTCGCGGCCGACATCATGGCGGCGGGCCTGACCTACCCGTTGACGGACCCACTCAGCATCGCGCAGCTGGAGTGGAGCTCGATCAACAAGATCGGTGCAGCGCAGAGGACGATGTCGCCTTCGGCACGCGGTGAGAACAAGATGCCGAACGTCATCCCCAACCGCTTGCCGATCTACCTCACGACGGACCAGTTCGAGATCGACATCCGCACGCTGAAGACGTCTCAGCGCGTCGGCACGCCGCTCGATACCACCATCGTGAAGCAGTGCACGCGGGCCGTGAACGAAGCCATCGAGGACGCGGCCATCAACGGCGCGACGACCCTGGACGGCCAGAACCTGGTCGACTCGGGGTACACGGCGCCGGGACTGCTCAACGCGCCGAACGCGGCCACGCAGACCCTGACGGCGGCGGCCTGGACGTCGGTCCCGGTCGGCTCGACGGTGTTCAGCGAGGTGATGTCGATGATCACCAAGCTGCAGGCGAACAAGAAGTTCGGACCGTACCGCCTCTACGTCGGCACGCAGATCGGCAACGCGATGGCCAACGACTACAACGCGACGAACAACGCGCAGGGCCTGACGATCGGTCAGCGCCTCCTGCAGATTGACTCGTTGGAGGCCATCCGGGTGGCGGACCTGATGCCAGCGGGCAACGGCGCGGTGCCGTCCATCGGCAACAAGGTTGCGCTCGTGCAGATGACGCACGACGTGATCGACATGGTCGTCGGCCAGCCGCCGACGGTCATTCCGTGGACCTCGCTGGACGGCTTCACGATTCACAACCTCGTGATGGCCATCATGATCCCTCGGGTCCGTTCGGACCAGACGGGTCAGAGCGGGATCTGCATCGGGACGACGGCGTAATTGTTGACCTGAGTCGCGCCATGTGACATCCCGTGGCGCGGCCTTCCAAAGGACGTATGAACACAGTCGAGCGGCGCGAGCAGGAACTCTATGGGGCTGTCTGGGAGTCTATCGACGCATACGACAACAACTCGCCGGGCGTGGCCTACAACAAGATATTTCGAGAGATCGTGCAGGGATCTGGTTCTGTACTGGACGCGGGCTGTGGCGCCGGGCGAGCCGGGCTGCTGTTGCAAGACTTTGGCTATCGCGTCCAGTGGTGCGACTTCGTGTCCGAAGGACTCAACGCGAGGGTGCCGCTGAAGTCATTCACGAAGGTCGCCCTGTGGAGCGACCTCCAGCGGCAGATTGGGTTCGTCGACTACGTCTACTGCTGCGACGTGCTGGAGCACATTCCCACCGAGCTGACGATGCTGGCCCTGTATCAGATGATGCGCATCGCGCGGCGCGGCCTGTTTCTGACCGTCTCGACGGTGCCGGACAACTTCGGGCAGTGGGTCGGCGAGCCACTGCACAAGACGGTGCAGCCGTTCACGTGGTGGCGAGACCGGCTGCGGATGCTGGGCACGACGGTCGAGGCGCGCGACATGCTCATTTCAGCCCTCTTCTACGTGGAGCCTTTGCATGCTGAACGCTAAGGATACGGTCGACGTCGAGGCGCTTCAGGTGCTAGACTACGCGAATCCCGTCGTCGAGCACGCGATGAAGCACGGCACGGTGAACGTGACGGACGAGGTCATCCTCGCGAACGTTCGGTCATCGATCCGGCGGGGCTATCCGCAGTTGCGGCCCTTTCCACCACAACCGGACGTCGTCTGTATCGTCGGCTCCGGGCCGTCGCTGAACGCGACGCTTCCAGAGTTGACGGAACTCTATTTTCAGGGGGCGAAGATCGTCACGCTCAACGGGGCGTACCACTGGTGCATCGAGCACAACCTTCGGCCGTCGACGCAGATCGTGCTCGACGCGCGGGCGTCGAACGCGCGGTTCCTCAATCCGCCGATCCCGCGTTGCCGGTATGCGATCGCGTCGCAGTGCGCGCCCGAGGTATGGGACGCCGTCGAGGGACGTGACGACGTATGGATCTTTCACGCGGCCAGCGCGGTCGAGAACCCAGCGACGTCGCTGCTGGACGAGTTCTACGCCGGACAGTGGTTTGGAGTTGGGGGAGGTGTGACCGTCGCGACGCGCGCACTCTACCTCTTGTCGATGTGCGGGTGGCGGCGGTTTCATCTGTTTGGCATCGACTCCTGTTGGACCGGCGGCGAGCACCACGCGTTCGCGCAGCCGGAAAACCAAAAGGACCAGCGGTTCACGATTGTCGTCGACGATCCCGCGGTGCCGGGGTCCGCGAAGAAGTTCACGCTGTCTCCGTGGCACCTCAAGCAGGTGGAGGACTTTCTCGCCATCATGCGCGTCAGCGGCGATCATTTTCTCTTGTCCATTCACGGGGAGGGCATCCTCGCATACCTGATGACGATTGGCGCAGGTGCCAATTTGACGATTACCGAGCAGGCGTAAAGGAGATTCATTATGGCAGCACAGGCATGGCACCTCTACAACCTCGCCAAGAAGAAAATTGGCAACGCGACGCTCAACCTCTCGCTCACGGTGTTCCGCATTACGTTGCACCAGAGCGCGAGCAACTTCGCGACGCTGACGCTGGGCACGTACGTGTCGCTGACGTCGGAAGTTGGCTCAGGCAACGGCTATAGCTCGTCGGGCAAGGCGCTGACGACCGAGGCCTGGACGGTGGGCGCGAACGCCAGCGCGTACAAGTTCGACGCCGACGACCCGCTGTGGACGGCGACGGGCGGCACGATCCCGAACATCAAGGGCGCGGTCATCTGGTTGTCGGCCGCCGCGACGGCGAACCGCCACTTGGTCTGCCGCGCGTCGTTGACCTCCACGCAGTTCACGCTGGGCATCGGCAATACGCTGACGCTTCAGATGAACTCGGGTGGCATCTTCACGATGTCGTAGGGCTATGACATACGCATGTCGCTATTGTTGGAGAGTATTCGGCGGCCCGAATACAAGGCGTGCATGCGAGATGGAGCATGATCGGTGGCGTCGGTTCATGCACATATGGTCCAAAGCCATCGGACGTTTATGAGTAGCATCATCATTCCGGGACCCTCACTTCTGTACGTGAAGTGGGGGTGCCGGCGCTGCGGACATCGGGACGGCATCGCGCGGACGACCGTGCCGCTCGTCGACGGGATGACGGAGCAGTCGGCCATCGTGCAGCAACTGCTCGTCGCGCTGCGCAAGAGGCTCGTGCGGAAGCACATGCGCGTCAGTGGGTGCATCGCGACGATGGACGACTTCATCCTCGAATCGACCGTGCCGAACGGCAAGCTGCTGGCGAAGAAGGTGTAGATGTCCTATACGTTGCACGTCAGGCTCATCGACAAACAGAATCAGCTGCTCGGCTGGACGCAGGTGTCCGCGCGGGCGCGTGGCGACGGGCAGCTGTGGACAGACGAGCCTGTGCTGGCGGCCGTCGAGGTCGCTGGCATGCTTGATGTCATCTCGGTGCACTGGGTCGACGTGAACGTCGAGATACGAGCGGGCGTGCCAGAACCGGTGCACTTGGCGCCGGGTAAGATTTTCCTCATCTTCGAAGCGGGGCCAATCTTTCGCGTCGGCCCACAGGCTGGCGGGCTGCCGCCGATCGTCTTGAATACACCGGTGCGCGTCTCGCTGCCGTTGGGCGGCGCGACGCTGAGCGGGGTGCCGCTATGAAGTGGTTTATGTTGGCCATCGTGCTGGTGGCTCAGGGCACGCTGATCAAGAACGAGAACGATACGCCTTCGCCGCCGTCCTTGCAGGATCTGTATCTCGCTTTGGCAGATGCCGGTGCTGCCAACGGGTCGAGCTGCGCGAATGCGCACGTCTACACGTGGTTCAATACCTCTGGAAACTGGGCTGGTTCATTTACAGTCGGGAAAGTCTCACCAGACACAGCCGTACATCTCTGCGGCACGTTCACGGGCGGCAACGCGACGACCTTTCTGACCGCTCAAGGAAGCGGAACGAGTGGGCATCCGATCACGGTGGTGTTTGAGTCTGGGGCCGTGATGCGCCCAAACTACTGTAACGCGAACGGCTGCATCGACCTGAATGGTAAGTCGTACCTCGTCATCAGTGGCGGCAGCACGCCGTGTGGTGCCGTGACGAAGTGGACGACAACCGCGTGTAATGGGCAGATCGAGAATTATGCTATCGGCTCGACCTCACTGACGTGCCCGAACGGAAGCACGTGTTCGGCGCTGGCGGGGTCTATCAAGACGGTCGGCGTGGGGAGCAACACCGGGGACCCCTCGCACATCGAAGTCAAGAACATCAAGCTCGGGCCGTTTTATACTCGCAATACGTCGGACCATACGGACGGCGGACAGTCGGCGTATGGGATTGGCCTGTTCGGTGGCACGCTCGCGCAGGACATCACGCTGGACTATTCAGTCTGCGTCAGCGTGGCGAAGTGCTTCCTCGTCAGCCTTGGCAGTGCGTCCAGCACAGTGTCTGGCTACGTGATGCACCACGTCAACTCCAGTGACCAGTGCTGGGCGATGGGCGTCGGCGCAAACTCCACGACCCTGAACGTCGCTGGCCTCTTGTTTCACGACAATGAAGTGAGCAATTGGGCGGCGTTCGCGGCTGGCAACGCGACGGGCGGAGAAGACTGCCATGCGAACGGTACGATGTGGTTCAACGGCGACGGCGGGACCATTCATACGACAACGGGATTCATTGGCGACAGCGCGAGCGGCAGCTATAACAACTACCTGCACGGGGATCTGGATGGTGGGTATTCAGGAGCGAGTGCATCAGGGTTCTTGAGCTGTCAAGATAATTGCATCAGCGTCTACTTCGTGAACAACGTGATCGTGGATACGTGCACGCTCAGCGCGTGCGGTGGCCCGTTCTACTTCAATGGCGCTGGTGGAGGCGGGCAGCGAGTTATCAACAACACCGTGGTGGCGACAGGTATCCCCAACTGCGTTCTTGTCACAGGCACAACGGGACCGACGGTCATCAAGAACAACATCTGTTCGACGGTTGCGAACTTCATCGGCATCCTTCAGAGCACGCTGACTGGCTGGACGACGTCGGACTATAACGACGTCTATAACCTGACAAACCCGTCGAACTGGGTCTGCCAGAATACAGCGACGTGCAACAGCCTCGCCACGGAACAGGGCGCGGGCCGTGATGTGCACAGCTTTACGACGAACCCTAACTTGACGGCAGACTATCACCTCAACGCGGGCTCGCCCGCGATTGGCACGGGCGTTAACCTGACGAGCCTCGGCATCACGGCGCTGAACAGCGACGTGGATGGGGTCGCGCGACCGGCCAGCGCTCCGTGGGATATTGGCGCTTCGCAGTACTCGACCCTGTTCTGTTCGGGCACCTGCTTCTATGTACGTTCCCTGTCCGCGTGTGCGAACAATGGCAATGGGACGTCGGCGAGCTGTGCAGCATCCCCTGGTGGCGCGGGCGCGTGGCGTGGGTTTGCTAACGTCTCATGGGGATCGGTGACAGGAGACACGACACTGAACCTCGTCGGCGGCGACACATACACGACGGGCCTCGTCACGGGTTCGTCTGGGACATCAGGACATCCTGTCAACATATCCGTGGTGACGGGCACGAGCAATACGGCGACGATCGACCTAGGGAATACGGTTGGATCGATTGGGTTTCGGTTTAACGATAACTATGTGACGTTTGATGGCCGCATAGGGTGGGCAGCAACAGGAACGACCACTTACGGCATTCGGGTGATCAACATTGCCTCTGATAGTGGGACCAGTTCCTACTGCGGATATGCCGACAGTGTGCACCATGACATCATGCTCCACGTCGAGTGCAGCGGACATACTCAGGATTCGCACGATGACGTCGGCGGAGGCGTCTACTTCCACACGGTGGCGGTCGAAGCCAGCAACGGGTTCGAGCTGGGCTATGGGTGGGTCCATAGTGACATTCCGCCGGTCGTAATCACGAACATCACGGAGTCGGGCACGACGGCGACGGTGACGACGGCGACGGCGCATGGGTTCCCCGGAGCGGGCACGTATTATGTTGGCGTGAAGGATCCAAGCCTTGGTGGCCCCTGTTCGCCTGCTGGTAGCATTAACACCTGCCCTGGCTATGAAGGCACGCGCTGGATTGCGACGACGACCAGCCCGACAACGTTCACGTATTCCATCGGGCGCACAATCGACGGCGCCCACGACACCATTCCGAGTGGACTTGGTACGTCGACAGGTGGACTGGCAATCTATCACTGGGACGCCAATGGCGCCTACGTCACAACACACTCGACGAGCACGACGTTCAACGTCGGCAAGGTGCATGATACGCTCGTGGAGAACATCTTCCATGACGGCCTGAAGGGCGGCGCGAACCTCTCGATCTACAACAACGTGATCAAGCACGTCGAGGGGTCGGGCCATTCCGATTCGCTGCTGATTCAGTCCGGTGGCTATTCGCAGATTTACAACAACTACGTCGAGAAGTCTGCGGACCAGAACATCTACCTCGACAACCTCTACGATGCACCCTGTGCGCACCTTCGCGTCTACAACAACATCCTGAACAGCAACCTGGGGTTCGGGATCATCATCGACCCGGAAGGCGCAGCAGGCTCACCTCCGGCGTCGGCCAGCGGGTGCAGCGGCAGCAGTCCCTCGGCGTGGGACGACTTGGTGATCGCGAACAACACGTTCGTGTCGGCATCAAGCTCGCACATTCGCAAGGGGCGCAGCAACCCGATTACGAACCTTGTCATCCTGAACAACATCTTTGGTGGCGGTCAGGTAGGTGGAGATACGCTGACTGAGTTGTTCAACGGCTCGGCGGCATCATTCTTGAACTCGACGGCATGGGATTATGATCTGAACAACGCTGCATCAGGCGACGCGATCAGCAACTGGTCTGGGTCGAACCAGACGCTCGCGCAATTGCAGGCGTTGTCACCGTCACGCGAAGCGCACGGAACACTCGGTACGGCGACGTTCGTGAACGCGGGAGCTCACGATTATCATCTGTCGCCGAGCGATACGGCGGCGAAAGGGACAGGGGTGGACGTGACGGCCACGTATCCCTATCTGGCGGCGGACAAGGACGGCCTCACGCGGGCGTCACCGCCAAACCGAGGGGCATACTGACATGGCATTCAGTCACGTTTCTGGTCAGGGAGCTGAAGCTGACCTGGCTGCAGGCACCGTGATCCTGACCCTACCTAATGCCCCTGCAGTCGGAAACCTCGTGCTGGTGGGCATCGGCTGGTATGACGGCACAAACACTAGCTCAGTCCCGACCGTGCAAGATGGAAATGGCAATACGTATACCGTCGTCCCAGCGCATGCGGAAACGTTTAGTACCGTAGCTGGCTCAGCCTACCTTGCCTATTGGGTAGCGACCGGCACGCCGCATAAAACTATCACGGTTTCTTTTCCAATCAACGCGGCCGTCGCCGCTGAAGCATTCATCGATGAATTCAGCGCGGGTGGCGCTGGAACGATCAGCTTGTCGAGCGGTTCAGATACTGCGGGCACTGGGACGGCAGGAACTTCAATCAACACGCCGACTGTTCCAGTGGGTGCGGCCGGGACGCTGGTGTACTTCGTGACAGCATCTGGGTCACAGGTTACTGGTTATGGTGGCGCTTTTACAGCAGGAGGCGGAGCACCTACGTTGCCGACGGCGATGGGCATGGGCGTGTGTTATGCCCTCAGTCAATCGTCGAACACTACCAACGACATGACGCAAGCCGTGAACAGCGAGGAACACTGGGATAGCGTGGGAGCTGCATTCATCATTTCGGCAGGCGGTGGCGGCACTCCGGCACGCATCATCATTACGCCCACATAAATGGCTGTCGCCTACGATACATCGGTCGAGACCCCCACCGGGACGACGTTCACCGCGAGCGTCGCGACGATGGACATCTCCATCACGCCGTCGTCGAGCGTGAAGGGGCTGCTGGTCTTCGTCTTCACGAACGGCGTCACGACGGACGACGCGACGAGCGTCAAGATCAATCCCGCGGGCGCGAACATCGACGTCCCTGCGGTGGCGAGCGGTCGGGCGGTCGACACGGCGACGGAGCCGGGCAGTTGCAAGACGTACTTCCTTGGTCAGGGGCTGCCTGCTGGTGGCTCGGCGTGGACGGTCCGCCTCAACCGCACGAACAACACGGACGGCATGTACATGGTGGCCGTCACGGTCATCGCGAACAACAACACCGAGGTGACGGGCGTCTCGCTCGCGCAAGAGAATGGTGCGGTCGCCGAGGTCGCGACCGACGACGGGTCGAACGGCGTCGATTCGGTCCGCTTCGCCGGGACGTACTACGGCGGCACGAGCATCACGGCGGGTACCGCCTCGACTGTCATCCAGTCGCTGCTCGCGTCGGCGACGGCGTGCGGCGTGGTGCGCGAGACGACGGCGGGACAGGGCTCGCGGAACGTCGGCTTCAACATGTCGACGGACGACAGGGCGGCCGTGTATCTGGCCGTACGCGAGATGGTCAAGACCGTCGCGGTTCCGTTGGGCGGATACGTTGCGGCTGGTCTGACGACCGCCCTCGCCTATACCAAGGCGATGGTCCTCGGCGGCATCGTCCTCGCGGGCGCGAAGCCTGCGGTCGCGTTCATCGGCCCTGAGATCGGGGCCGTCACGTATACGGGGCTGGCACCAACGGTCAACGTTGGGACTGGCGGCGCGACGACGATCGCCATGCCATTGGGGTCAGTAGCCTATGCTGGGCTGACTCCCAACCTGGCGTACGTGCGGTCGCTTCCGCTTGGGTCGGTCACCTACGCGGGGCTCCAATCCAATTTAGCGTACGTCCGGGCGTTGCCGCTTGGCGCGGCGACGTACGCAGGACTTACACCCAACTTGGCGTACGTCCGTGCGCTGCCGTTGGGTGCCGTGACCTATGCAGGCTTGGCGCCAACGGCGGGCGGCACGGTTACCATTTCGCTTCCGCTTGGTGCGGTCACGTATGCCGGGCTGGCGCCATCGACGGGTGGTGCCGTAACAATTGCGCTCCCACTTGGGTCGGTTGCTTATACGGGCCTCAGCCCGTCGCTCGCCTACGTCAGTACGCTGCCACTGGGCGCAGTTACCTATGCGGGGCTGACGCCGAACATTGCGCTTGTTCGTGCTCTACCCTTAGGTGCCGTGACCTATGCAGGGCTGACGCCGAGCCTCGCCTACGTGCGTACGCTGCCGCTGGGCAGCTTGACGTTGACCGGACTGACACCAGCCCTCAGCGTGGCCTCTTCTGGCACGATCGTCATGCCGTTGGGAGCGCTGTCGGTCGCGGGCCTGAAGCCAGCCATCGCGTTCCTCGGGCCATCGACGGGCGCGGTCGCCTATACGGGACTGGCGCCGACGGTCAGTATCGGCGGTGCTGGCGGCACGACGATTGCCATTCCACTTGGTTCCGTCACGTACACGGGCCTGACGCCGACGCGGGTGGTCAGTGGCACGGTGACGATTGCCATTCCAGCTGGCTCCATCGTCCTAACGGGCAACTACGTCGGCATCGCGTTCATCATTCCTCCGCCGGGACAGGTCACGTATACCGGCTTGGCGCCGACGGTCGTCATCGGGAATACGGGCACGACGATTGCCATTCCGATAGGCACCGTCACCTACACAGGGAAGACGCCGAACCTCGCGCGGACGATCTTCCCCGGCCTCGGCGCGGCGACCTACACAGGGCTGACGCCGAACCTCGCCTTCGTCCGTACACTGCCGCTCGGCGCGGTCACCTATACCGGCCTGACGCCCACCGTCTCAGCAGGGGTGATGGTCGCGCTGCCGCTTGGCACGGTCACGTACACGGGCCTGACGCCGATCCGCGGCGGCTCGACGAACGTCGCGCTGCCGCTCGGGTCGGTGACATACGCAGGCCTCACGCCATCGCTGGCGCGCGTGATTACCCTGCCGCTTGGCGCGGTGACGTGGACTGGCCTGACGCCGATCGCTGGCGGCACGATGACCATCCCGGTGCCCCTCGGCGGCGTCGTGCTGCAGGGACAGACGCCCTCGACGGGTGGCCCGGTCATTTCGGTTCCGCCTCGAGCGGTAGCCCTCACTGGCCTGTTGCCGACCCTGGCCAGAGCGATCCTGATGCCGGTCGGCACGGTGGTGCTGACGGGCAAGCAGGTGGCGGTCGGCGGCCCGGTCCTGCTCGCGATGCCGCGTGGCTCGGTGACGTACACCGGCTACGTGATCGACATCACGGCCCCGATTGGCCATCAGGTGTTCCCTGGCGGCTTGGACGTGTTCCCGATCGGCATTCCCGGCGGCACAGATTATGATGCCGCTGGCTACCCGGCCGGAACGACGGCCCTCGCCACGCTAACAGGTGGCCTAAGCGACCTGACGCCGAGCATCGTCGCCGGGACGAGTGCCCTCGCCTCCGCATCGGCAGGGTTGGGCGTCATCATGCCGAACGCGGTTGGCAATGCCGCAGGCGGCGTCGATGTGTTTGCGACCGCTACCGCTGGACTCGATGATGTGCGATAGGAGACTGACATGGCCGTAGGCACGACACCGCTGACGTTCTATCAGGGTGAGAACATCGCACCCCGTTTCACCATCAACGATTCGCGCGTGACCGATGTCACGGGGTGGACGGTGACCTTCGTCATCAAGGACACGCCAGCGGAGGTTGACCCGCCGCTCGTCTCGGCGAGCGCGGCCGTGATCGGCGGCTCGCCGTCGTTGGTCCTTGAGGTCGCCACGCTCCTGCCGCTGACGCTGCATCCCGGCACGTACGTCTACAGCTTGCGGCGGACGAACGTCGGCTTCGACTGGCAGTTGGCGCAAGGGACGTTGACCATCCTTGACTCTGCGTCCAAGGACAACATCTAATGGTCGCCGTCAAGCCGGGTGACAGCGTCACGCAGAACCGCGGCGACACCGTGGTCTACCAGCTGAAGTTCGCCGACTGGAGCGCGGACCTCGAGCGCCCGGACAACAAGAACGCCAGGATCGCGCTGAAGGTCCTGACGGGCGAGCCGCTGAACCTCAAGGTCCTCCCCTACGCGCCTGGCAGTCAGCTGCAGGAGGTCCGCATCTCTGGCGGCGGCAAGAAGCGCGGCGACTACCAGGTGACGCGGACGGTGAAGTCGAACGAAGAAGTACGCGTACGGAGCTTCTCATTGAAGGTGATGCCCTAATGGTGACGATCATCGCCACGCCAGGAGCAAGTAACGCTAACAGCTACATCACTGAGGTCGAAGCGGATGCCTACTTCGACGCGCGCCTGCCGCTCGTCCCGCCGTGGTCGGACGCCGCCGACCCGACGGCCGCGCTGGCGATGGCCACGCGGACGCTCGACGCGATGGCGCTGCCCTACAAGTACCTCGTCAAGGGGACGGGCGGCAGCATGTCCTACTACATCACGCGCCCGGCGTGGACCGGCACGCCCGCCACGGCGACGCAGCGGTTGGCCTGGCCGAGGATCGGGATGTTCGACGGCAATGGGAACCCAATCCCCTCGAACGTTATTCCCGAGGAGTTGAAGGAAGCGACCGCCGAGTTCGCCGGGCAGCTGGTACAGTCGGATACGACGCTCGACAACGCGGTCATCGTGCAGGGTCTGAAGTCGGTGAAGGCGGGCAGCGTGGCGCTGTCCTTCAAAGACATGATCGAGCAGCACGTCATCCCCGACATGGTGTGGAACCTGATGCCATCGAGTTGGTTCACCGACGAGATCATCGAACCGGCGTGGCCGGCGATGTTTGACGTGCTGTAATGGGCAGCATCCTCGACGCGCTCCGCGCTGGCATCAAGGTCGCCGATCAGGTGACGAAGCCCTTGCAGCCTATCGTCTTGTACGAGCAGGTGACGGGGAAGAACGAGTACGGCGTCTTCCAGTACGCGTCGCCCTACTCGATGCACGCGATCGTCGAGGAGCATCCGCAGCGCGTGCCGACGCGGGAAGGAATCTTGACGGAAGCGAAGGCCACGTTGACGCTGCTGAGCATCCTGGAACTGGTCGTGGCAACGAGCGGTGAGGGCATCGGCGTGAACGATCGGTTTACTGACACGCGGAACCGAAAGTGGTTAGTCGTCGCCCTCGGTCCCGACGTGATCGACGCCGGCACCGGCATCCCCCTCGTGACGACGGTGTACCTCGGATGATCACCATCTGCTTCACGTATTTCAAGAGTTTGACGCTTGAGAATCTCCGCGCCGCGCTCTATTCTGTCCGAACTCAAGATTTAGCTCTGGCTTCTGAGCTCGTCATCGTAGATAATGCCACTGCAGATTCGGAACAGGACATCCAGGCCGAAATTGACTCTCAGCACTTTCCAATTCCGACGCGGCTCTGCTCGGTCAAGCACGGGGACCCGACACGGGAGCAGGCCTGGTCGACGAACCTTACGGTCCGACAGGGCCGCGGGTGGGTCTTCTATACACGCGCGGACTATCTACTCGACCCCTCGATCCTCAACAAGTTCTCTGCCGTCGTCGCCTGCAAGCCGACAGACTGGGATGGCTTCATCGTGAGCCACGGCTGCCACCTCGGGAACTCCATCGGCGAGGTGGAGCAGACGACGTGGCGGACGAATGGCACGCGCGTGCTGAATGGCATCGTCTACGACTACACCGAGGTTGACTCCGGCGTGTGGATGGCGCGACGCGAGACGTTCGACCGCGTCGGCGGATTCGACGAGCGCCTGTCGTCGTGGGGTCACGCGCAGACGGAGTTCCAGTACCGGATGTTCGGCGCGGGCGTGGAGTTCGTGCGCATTCCAGAAACGCTCTTCTATCACCCGGCGCACGGCGGCGCGAAGGACATGGACCGCGCGAACCAGCAGCTGGCGACGGTCGGGACGAACCTGAAGATGATGTGGGCACGGTATCACGGCGAGTCACCCTATGGCCGGTAGGCCCTACACGCGTTCGCTCGATCCTGGCGACTATCAGTACTTGTCGCATGCGCACTTCCTGCGGCTGTTCGTCGCGGAGATGACGCGGACCGGCGTGCCGCACCGCGAGTGGCACGAGCACCGGCTGTGGGAATACGCTAGCATCATGCAGCAGCTGGAGGACTTGAAGGTACCGGAGGACGCGGAGATCGTCGACGTCGGCGCGGGCGCGAGCTTCTTCGATCCTTACTGCGCACGTCAGTATCCCAACCTCCTCTGCGTCGACAACATGCTGTATGGCGACATAACGCTGATGGTCGACGCGCAGCGCAAGGCGTACGGCGTCGCGTTGCCACTGCACGACGGCACGGCGACGCTGGCATCAGAGCACTTCGACGTGACGCTGTGCATCAGCACCATCGAGCACGCCGAGGACCACGACGCGGCCTTCGACGAGCTGGTCCGCATCACGAAGCCAGGCGGATTGATCATGCTCACGTCGGACTACTTCCGTGACCTGACCCAGTGGCAGAACTCGCCGAGCCGGCACCTCCAGGCGACGCCGTACACGCAGAAGTTCGTCGAGAGCCTGCCGGGCTGCTGGCCCGTGAGCTTCGTCGGCGAGACGGACCTCGAGTACCGCGGCGACTTCGTGCACAACTATTCGTTCTGTAACGTCTGCCTGAGGAAGTCATGCTGATCACGGAACGACATTGCCGCGTCTGCCAACGGTCGCTGGTGACGGCCGTCGACCTCGGCACGCTGGCGCTGTCCGGATTCCCGCGGCAGCTTGACGAGCCCGTCGTGGCGGCGCCGCTCGACCTGTGTCGCTGCCCGGCGTGCGGCCTTGTCCAGTTGCGGCACTCGGTGACGCCCGACGCGCTCTTCAAGCAGTACTGGTACAAGAGCGGCATCAACGAGACGATGCAGGCCGAGCTGGTCAACGTGGTCGCGGACGGCGTGGCGCACCTTGGGCAGCTGGAAGACGGGGACATCGTCGTCGACGTCGGGGCGAACGATGGCACGCTGCTGGAAGCCTATGACAGTTACGGGCGCATTACGCGCCTCGCCTACGAGCCGGCGGAGAACCTGCAAGAACCGCTCAGTGCGCACAGCGACGCGCAGTACATGGAATACTTCCCCGGCGAGCATCTGCCCGAACGTGGAAGCGTTAGCCTATTGACCTCGATCGCGTGCTTCTATGCCGTCGACGACCCGATGGCGTTCGTGAGTGCCGTCAATGACGCCCTTACCTCGCATGGCATCTGGATTGTACAGTTTCAAGACCTTCATCAGATGCTGGTGGCAACTGCATTCGATGACATTTGCCATGAGCATCTATTCTATCCGAGCTTGGCTGCGATTGCTCGGATGGTAGCTCCGTTCGACCTGGCGATCATCGACGCTGAGCTGAGGTCAATCAACGGTGGCAGCCTGCGGCTGACGATTGGCCGTCGGTGGCGCCCGGTGTCGTCACGTGTCTGGGCCTTGTCGGTGGCCGAATACGGCTGTGAGCAGCCGGCGACACTGCGCGTCTTTGCCGATAAAGTCGACCTGACACGACTGACGATTCAGGAGAT